AACTCCTGTACGATGAACGACATGACGCAGACCTCTTTTACCCGCAGTGCGGGCGTCTGGAACTCCGATCGCGGAGAGTTCATCAGCGACGACCATGCCAAGTTGGCGGACGCCCTGGCGGATTACAACCGTGGATTCTCTCTGGTGTATATCCCGGAGAGGAACCGTTCGGCGGAAGACACGAAGCCGTTTGCTATTTTGCACACGCCGTCCGACACCACGAAGGCTCCGTACATCATGCGGTACCTGACGGTGCCAGAGATGCAGAATCCGACAGCTGTCCTAGGCTGGGTGTTTGCCAACGACCTGTCGAAGAACCCGAATCGTTTGCAGCAGATTGAAGCAGAGGATCGGGCCCGTAAGGTCATGGAAGCGCGACAGCAGGAAGATGACCTGCTGGAGCGAGCCGACCTTGCCATGTCGATTCTGAAGTCCCCGAAGCACACGTACAATCTCGGCGGTGGCCGACAGATTCGGAGCTAGCCGTGGCTATTTCCAGCACCAAGGGGCCTGTTCAGGTCAAGCGAGGTACTTCTGCTCAGTGGGCACAGGCTGAGGCCCAGGGCATTATTTTGCTCGACGGGGAGCTAGGCTATGACGATGACCTAGATTTTTTCCGTGTCGGAAACGGTGTGACTTTGTGGTCGGGACTGCCTAATCTTGGGCAGCATTTGTTGGACGACGCAAACGCACTGTTAGCTTCTGCAACAGATATTCTTCAGCAGATTTTGAATGCAGACTCGGCAGACGATGTGCGGATTGCAGCGCTGATCAATAGTTCGTCTAGCGTTACGCATGCTGCCCTTATGCCAAAGCAAAATGGTAGTCAGAATTTGGCGTACTTGTTTAACAGTACAGAATGGAAAGCCTGATGACGCGATACTATGTCCGCGCAGATGGGGACGATACTGCTAGCGGTACTTCCGATGCGGCTGCTTGGAAAAGCATCACTCAGGTGCGCACAGCTCTTGCTAACAAGACGGTGCGAAATGGAGACATGCTTCTGTTTCGTAAGGGAGATAAGTTCCCTGGGGTTATTGGTGCCCTCCAGCAGAGTGGCGTCCCTGTACAGGACAACAAGTTGGTAATTGGTGCTTACGGGGTAGGTGCCCGTCCTGTAATTGATTCAGCTAAGGTATGCAATACGCCGGGCGGTTGGACGCTCGATAGTACAAACGTATGGAAGATTGACCTGTCAGCAACAGGCATTGCAGCAGGTGCGTTCACAGGCAATGTGAACAGCAACAGTGTTAACACTGGGTTTATCAAAGTTAATGGTGTCCGGTACGGCAACAAAAAGTCAACCAAGGCAGCCCTCGCACAACAGTGGGATTTCTTTGATGAAGGCACTACCGGTCAGTATCTATACGTGTACTCGACAGATGTACCTACCAACCTCGCAGCTGATATTCGTGTTGCTGTTAGTTCTACTGCTATCACGGTTGCGAATTCTGTTCGCATTATTGGATTGCATCTAATGGATGTAGCGGGACACGGTATTCGAGGCGATGGCTCTGCACTAGACGTAGGTATTTACGGTAACCGTATCGAAGGTGTCGGCGGCTCTTACCTTTCAAATACGACCCGGTATGGCAATGGTATTGAGGCATGGGTGGGCTCAGAGCGGTGGGAAGTTCGAGGAAACCAAATCTCTGATACCTATGATGTTGCGATGACGATGCAGGGCCCCATTACTAGTAGCGGGGCTCAGGGATGGAAGGATTGTCACTGGCAGCACAATGAAGTCTGGGACTGCAACCAGGCTTTTGAAGTTTGGTCAACGGTAGCCGCAGACGCTGTTGCTACTGCATATGGTTGGGTTCGTTGTAGTTACCGACACAACACTAGTTTCAACGCAGGCAATAGCTGGGCATATCCTTATCAGGCTGCTGGGCTGGGGACTCATCTGTTGACTTATAACTTTGAGGCTCCCGCTGACATCGACGTAGCCCATAACACGTTCGTTGGGGCAAAGGATAACTACTACTTCCGTAATACCGGAGACTTCAAGCCTGCTGCTGGATACAAGATGCGTAACAATGACATCTTTTTGGCACCGGGAACAAAGGTTTCACGAAACCAGCCTCAGACTATTGAAAACGCAGCTTCGTGGGTTGCTGACACGCAACACGACCTAGATTCTCGGTTCTATATTCTCCCTCAGCAGCTTAATACGCTTGATGATCTTCAAGCTTTTCTAGCTGAAAACGCTGGATATGCCCGCGGACAACTTGCTGCTTTGCGTGATGAAGTTGCTCGAAGTGAGGCAGATCGAGCCATGTTGGGCTCGACCATAGCCCTTACCGCTTCGACTGTTACACTGACTCCTACCCCGGGTTTCTGGGAAGTCAACCCTGCTTATGGGCCGGTAACAGCGACGCTTGTAGGCAACCAAGTTTTCTTGTCTGGAGCTATTCGCAGACTGTCGACAGCTTCTTCTTTGTCGTTGACTTCTAGTGCTGTTTCGGTACTAACAGGTCTTCCTGCTTCTATGCAGCCAACTTCACGCCGAAAGGCAGGGCTTTGGTTGCTGCCTTCTGGGGCGGATAGCAGTCGAGTTCCTGGATTTATTGACCAAGCATCTGCGCAGAACTTTATTCAGGTAGGCGCAGTCGCTACGCAAACTATGACTGCAGGCTCAGGCACAATTGTGTTTGATGGTATTTCGTACCAGATTTAAGGTTACCCATGGCTAACGTAAATGGTATTGATGGCGGGTCGCCGTTTGATGACTACGCAAATCTTGCTAACCAGGCTCCGTTTGCGTCTGGGTACCAGCCCACGTCACGAACTGCTGCTGACGTCATTCGACGTGTACAGCGCCAATTTGGTGACGAGTCAGAGATGCAGCTGGAAACCGTTGATATTGTTGGGTGGATTAACGACGGCCAGCGAGACATTGCTGAGCGCGAGCGCATCCTGAAGGGAAAGGCGACACAGCCAACCATTCCTGGTCAGCGTGATTACCGGTGGCCGAGTGTCGGGATTTTGTCGGTCGACAGCCTGCATGTTGGCGGCGCTCCGTTGAACAATGTGCCGTTTGCCCAGGTAGAGCAGGACTATCTCAACACTGACGTCGATAGCACAGGAAAGCCGACGCTGTGGTACGAGTGGGCGGGGCAATTTTCGTTCTTTCCCGTCCCTGACTCGACGTACACCATCGAGATTTTTTTCAGCCAGGTTCCTGCCCAGGTGTCGATTACAACTGATGTGCTTGGCATTCCGGACAAGTACTTCAACAGCCTGGTGCACTACGTCCTTATGCAGGCGTACGAGATGGATGAGGACTGGCAGGCAGCCCAGGCAAAGCAGCAGGCATATCAGGACTCACTGACCTCCATTGGCGACGATGAGCGGGACGCTGCTAACATGACGTACCCGACGATCACCCGAGCAGTGGACTGGTAATGGCAGCAAACGAGGTAGTTCAGATTGGGCCGTTCAACGGTGGACTGAACACCTACTCTGACCCCACTGCGGTGCTTGACACCGAGTTGGTCATGGCAGAAAACCTCGAACTTGATTTGGATGGCTCGCTGGTGCAGCGCCCTCCATTTGTTCCTGCTCCTGCTTTTCCACTGTCAGCTACGGGCAACATGACGTTGCTGGGGTACTACTATGCTCCAGGGGGGACGCCATACCTTATCGGTGCTGATGGCAACACGTCCACGTACTACTTCACCGGCAACACCTGGACGCTGATTACTGACACGGTTGCTGCCTCTGCAATCACGCAGTACAACAACTTGCTGTACATCCAGGCACCGCTGAACTCTACGAACCCGGGTGGCTCGTGGTCGCCTACGTCTGTCTTTACCGCTATCAGTGCGATCCCTAAGGGATCGACCATCATTGCGCACAAGAGCCGTTTGTGGGCCGCTTCGGGACAGAACGCTACGTCCGGCCAGAACGGTACGCGGGTCTACCTGTCGAAGATTGCAGACCCTACGACGTGGGATGGCACCTTCATCGACATTGGTCCTGGTGATGGACAGAACATCATCAAGATCATGAAGTACTTCGATGACCTGTTGATCTTCAAGGCTGCTTCAATCTACCGGTTTGCCTTCTCAACCGACCCGGCCACGGGTGCGCCCTCACAGCTGTCTCCGACTATTGGGTTGACCAATGCTGATTCTGTCGTGACAAACGACAGCATTCTGTACTTCGTGTACTCCGACAAGGTGTACCAGATCAGCAACTACCAGATTACGCAGATCAATCAGAAGGTCCCGCTTGCAGCCGGGACAGCTTCTAACACGTACTACCCCGTGTCGCTTGGGGTATTCAATAACCGCCTGATTGTTTCGTACTACGACACGATGTT